CGCGATTGTCACCACGAAGTACACTTTGGAACAAAATTGAAAAACGAATATCTTATCACAGTACACCACATAAAACTAAACAAATGAATATCGAATGGGTTAAAACAAAAGACATCGTCCCAAACACGGAAAACCCCCGTATCATTAAGGATGATAAATTTAAGAAGTTGGTACAATCAATCAAGGACTTCCCCGAAATGTTGGAGATCCGCCCGATTGTGGTCAACAACGAAATGATGATATTGGGTGGCAACATGAGATTAAAAGCCATCCAGGAGATAGGATTAAAAGAAGTTCCAATCATCAAGGCGGAAAACCTAACCGAGCAACAACAACGGGAATTTTTAATAAAGGATAATGTCGGATTTGGTGAGTGGGATTGGGATGCGTTGGCAAACGATTGGGAGTATAAAGAATTAGTTGATTGGGCATTGGATGTTCCAAAAATGTTAGATCCAGAGCAATTTGGTGAGGATTTCAGTTTGGCAGATGGTGACAAAAGCCCTTTTCAACAAATTACATTTACACTTGCAGATGAACAAGCCACGCAAATTAAAAACGCAATTGCGGATATTAAGTTAACCGAGGAATACAAATACATGGAAACTTTGGGCAATGAAAATTCAAACGGCAACGCACTTTATTTAATCATTATGCAATGGGCAGAGCAAAAGAAATAATTGTAAAGGTTATACCCTCATCCATTGCGAATGCGTTTGTAAAGAAAAACCATTATAGTGGCAAGGTTGTTCCAAATAGTACATTGCACTTTGGGTGTTTTTTGGATGGCAATATGCACGGGGTAATGAGTTATGGTCCAAGTATTAATAAAAAAGGCACAATTAACTTGGTAGCCAATACGGGGTGGAATGAATTTATTGAATTAAACCGCATGGCATTTGATGAGTATTTACCAAAGTATTCCGAATCCCGTTGTATAGCAATTAGCATTAAACTTATCAAAAAAAATGCACCACACATTAAATGGGTCATTAGTTTTGCAGATGGCACACAATGTGGGGATGGTACAATTTATCGTGCAAGTGGTTTTTCTTTGGTAGGTATTGTGGAAAATACTGCATTAAGGATTAATCCAAAAACGGGCGAAGCGGTGCATATAATACAAGCCCACCATCTTAAAATCAGTACAGAATTTAGAAAGTGGAAACCTTTTGAGGGCAAACAATTAAAATATGTTTACTTAATTGACAAAACTTGTCAAATCACAGTACCGATTTTACCATTTAGCAAAATAGACGAAATGGGTGCGGGTATGTATAAGGGTGAAAAAATCACATTAAAAGAACGAACTTTGAGCAAGGTGGTCGAATCGAACGCCGATTTCAAACTGGATGCTTGATGTGTTACCACTACACTAACCTCGCTTATATTTACAACAAAGATAAACAAAATTATGAAAGCATGGCGAGAAACCAACCGAACCACCCCCATCGATAATGAATGGGTATTAATTGACACCAAACAAATAGGGTACATAATGGAAGACCAATGGTATTTGGCCCACGATGATTCCCCAATACATCAACCAATTTGGTGGATGCCTATCCCAATTTTACCAAACGATTGATAAGCAAATGATAAGTAATTATGGCAAATAAAGATTATTTGAAACCCGCCCAACCAGGCGAGGTAAGGAATCCCAACGGGAAACCCAAAGGAACAAAGAACAGAAGCACCATCGCACGGAAGTGGTTGGAGGTAATGCAAGACACCAAGAACCCCATCACGGGTGAATTAGAGAAACTAAGCCAAGAAGATTTGATTACACTTGCAATGATACACAAGGCAAGGAAAGGTGATGTTGGTGCGTACAAACAATTGATGGATTCGGGATTCGGTATGCCCACCCAACAAATTGATGTTACAACCGAAAAACCAATCTTCAACGGCATTGATTTGGATGTGAAGTAATGTTGCAAACCACGACCGCCCAGAGTAAAATTGCCAACCTAAGGAAGCGGGTGCGGATAGTTCGTGGTGGCACATCCTCATCAAAAACATTCAGTATCATTCCGATGCTTATCACATACGCCGTGCAGAACGCAAAGTGTGAAATAAGTGTGGTATCGGAAACCATCCCGCACCTTCGACGGGGTGCAATCCGTGACTTCCTTAAAATTATGGACATGGTGGGAATGTTTGATCCGAACAAATGGAACAAGTCATCATTGACCTACACATTTAGTAATGACAGTTACATCGAATTTTTTAGTGCAGACCAACCGCAAAAATTAAGGGGTGCAAGGCGTGATGTTCTATTTGTAAACGAGTGCAACAACATAGATTGGGAATCATACTACCAAATGGCGATTCGTACGCGCAAATTCATTTATTTGGATTACAACCCAGTGGCAGAATTTTGGGTGGATAGTGAATTGGTAAACGACCCCGATGCCGAAATGATTGTACTCACCTACAAGGACAACGAAGCGTTGGATAAATCCATTGTAACGGAAATTGAAAAGGCACGGGATAGGGCAACCACATCCAATTATTGGGCAAATTGGTGGCGGGTATACGGACTTGGTGAGATTGGGAACTTACAAGGGGTTATATTCAGCAATTGGCAAACCATTGACACCATCCCAGAAAATGCAAGGTTGCTTGGCATTGGTGTGGATTTTGGATATACAAACGACCCTACGGCAATCGTAGCCGTTTATGAGTACAATGGTCAACGCATCATCGATGAGGTCGCATACCGCACGGGAATGCTAAATTCAGACATTGCAAAGGCATTACCCAATCATGTGCCAGTTTATGCGGATAGTGCCGAACCAAAATCAATTGATGAAATTAAAAGATACGGCATAAGAATTAAGGGAGTAACCAAGGGCAAGGATTCCATCAATTACGGAATACAGATTATGCAATCACAATCGTATTTAATCACATCCACATCCACTAATTTAATCAAGGAGTTGCGGAATTATTGTTGGGATAGCGATGCCCAGGGGCGAAGCATGAACAACCCCATTGGCACGGATCACGCAATCGATAGTTGGCGTTATCATGAAATGATGGCATTGGGTATCAAATCAAATTACGGCAATTACGATATTCGATAATTGTTTATTTCGTGTTTATTTGTACCTTTGTAGAAGATATGACAAGCCATTACCAACAATTACACTTACAACGACAAGAAATTAAACGACTGCGATTATTGTTAGTGCAGATACAAAGCGAAGCCCTAACCAAAATCCAATTGTTAAAGCGTGAAATAATAAACCCCCGTGTGGATTTTAACGATGCACCCAACCATTGGAAGGAAGTGTTACGGGCGGTTTGCACAGTATCGGAATTAACCCCCGATGAAATACTTTGCCCATCACGGAAAAGGGCATCATTATACGCCCGTCACATGTTCAACTTTATTTGCAGAAAAAGATTAGGGATGCCGTGGGCAGAAATAGGGCGGATTATCCATCGCGACCATTCAACGGCAATCAATTCTGTAAACGAGTTTAGCAACATTTTGCACACCGATAAGGAGGTGCAAAGGCAATACGCCAAAGTGTGTGTGTTATTGAACGAGGTATTATGAACATTATAAATTTTAGCGGTGGCCGAACATCCGCGTATATGACCAAACGCTTAATTGATGAAGGTGGCCAATACATTGTTACTTTTCAGAACACGGGAAAGGAGATGGCTGAAACACTTGAATTTATCAATGAGTGTGATAAGCGTTGGAATCTAAACATAGTTTGGTTGGAATACAGATTTGGAAACAATTTTGAAGTTGTCACATACGAAACTGCATCCCGTAATGGCCGACCATTTGACGAAGTAATTTCCCACAAAAAACAATTTTTACCTAACCAACGATTAAGATATTGCACAACCTTTCTTAAAATTGACACGCTTCGCAGATATTTGAAATCAATTGGAATTACCGATTACACATCGTTTAACGGCATACGATACGATGAACCAAGAAGGTGGAACAAAATTAAAGATTCGGATTTTGATGTTGAATTGCCGTTGGTTAAGTGGAAAACAACCAAGCCAGATGTATTGAGTTGGTGGAAACAACAACCATTTGATTTGATGGTGAATGAGCCATACGGAAATTGCGATGGATGTTTTTTGAAAGGCAAAGGCAAGTTGTCAATTATTGCAAAGGAGAAACCCGAATTATTTGATTGGTGGATCAAACACGAAACGGAATCGGGAAACACATTTAAGAAGGAAATCAGTTACCAACAAATCAAAGACAAGGCACAATCACAACTTGGGTTGTGGGATGATGACCCATCGTTTGAATGTTTTTGCAATGTAGATTAATAACAAAACACAACCCTATCGTTTTATGAATATGCAAGTAAGTGGATACAAAATTGATTTAGCCGCGTTGGATGAAATCAAAGCAGCGGAATTAGAGCCAAGTAAATTTATGGACAAGGCAATTGCCGCCAAAAAAGATGCCAAACAAAATTTCATTGCAGCCCAACAAAAGTATCAAGCGGTTGTTGCATTGTGTGATAAGTATTTGCCAATGGCGGAATCCATAGGTGAACCAAACGCAATTAAAACAATAAAGAACAAACGCAAAATGGCGAACGATATGTTCAAAGCGTTGAACATTGATATCAAAGCGTTATAACAAAAATAAGATGCAAGTAAAATCAATTAACATAAAATTAGGAATCACAGACGAGGTAAAAACCTTATCCGCGGAATACGATAAAATTGTTGCCGCACAAAGCAAATTGATTGCCGATTACATTCAGTTGGTTAACAAGGCCGTTGTGAATTGTGATAAGCGTATTCAATTAAGTGATAAATTTATGGCAGTTGCAAAACAATTGGGTGATGATAACATCATTAAAACAATTGATAAAATTGATAAGGATGCAACCGCCGATTACTACAAGCAATCCGACAAGATGGCAAAAGCCCAAGGAATAAAGTAATTGAATGATTCATATTTATTGAAGGGGCTTAACGGCCCCTTTTTTTATGCAAACAACAAACCCCGATTTGGTCGTTTTATAATTAATGATTGAATCAAAAACCATATTAGTACCCACATCGTTAAAGGATGTAAAGTTGCATCAAATGTTGGCTTACCAAGGTCTCAAAGATGACATGGAAGATACCCAACGCCAGTTGGAAGCGGTATCAATTTTTTGTGAGTTGACAATGACCGAGGTCATGGCCATGCCGTTTGACATTTTGCAAAAGGCCGTGGAACGCATCACATTGATGTTGACAGAACAACCGACATTCACGCCCAGGTTCAAAATGGATGGCGTGGAATACGGGTTTATTCCAAACTTGGATGATATGTCGGTGGGTGAGTTTATAGACATTGAAACATACACCAAAGAAACACACGATTTATGGAAGGTGATGAGTGTGTTGTATCGCCCCGTTACCCATAGCGGTCAGAACGGGAGGTATGAGGTTGCACCCTATTCGGCAAACCTTGTCAGTGGGTTTAAGGATTTAGATTGCAACACCGCATTTGGGGCCATGGTTTTTTTTTGGAGTTTAGGAATCGACTTACTGAATTCTATCCAGAAGTATTTGGAGGTGGAGATGGCACCGCAGATGAAAACCGCCTTACCAAAAAATGGGGATGGTTTGGAATGGTCTATCGACTCGCTAACCGAAATTTCCTACAATTGGAAAATGTCTATACTAA